AGGAGATAAATAATATGTCAGAATTCTACAGTAAATATGACAACGTCACAGGTATTGAGTGGCAGGTATACCTAGAGGAAAATGAACCCACACTCTGGCACTCATGCGAGATAAAAGATATTACCGCATTCGTGCTACAGCTTGAGCATACCCTGCTTGAGATTATATCTGATGACTCGCTCGATAAAAAAGCTGAGACTCCCAAGCTCATACTCTCTCTCGTCTGGGCTGCACAGCTAAGCAAACTAAATGGACTAGCACTACACGATAAGATAACAACCTTTGAGATCACAGATCCTAAGATGCGTGAGTATCTGTGGGATATAGCCAAGCCGGGTGACAGGAAATGGTGAGATTCAAACCATTCACTACCTATAAAAAGCTACGCGCTGTAGGTATCTCAGTTACTCAGTCAATCAGAATCACACTACGTATGTATGAACACAGAAACACAGACATTAACAAGACAATAAAATGAACACAGAAAATAACTTTAAACCTACCACACAAGACGAAAAGCTGTTTGCTATCCGCGGTCGTCATGCAGTTAAACGAGTGGTGGATGGTACTACATTCGAGCTACGCTATAGATTTAATGTACCGCCTGTCGCTTATGGAAAATGGACGGATGAAGACTGGGTAAAATATATAGACGGTCCCGATGGTGTGTGGGAGTGGAGGGTACAAGCATGAATCAAGATCCTTTTGATCAAGCAGTTGACATGGCAAAAAGATTGCTGGTCTTTATTGACAAGCATGGAATTAACTCTAGCGATGTGGACTACATGTGGAACGTCGCACAGACCGACTTTGATGCAGACAAAGAGTACGAAGCAGAAAACCCGGACAAACTACAAGAAGCACTGGAGTGGATGAAGAAGGAGAAAGCATGAACTATCTAAAGCGCTTATATCACACGTCGAAAACTTCTATAGCTAATGACCCTACATTTCCTGCGTGTATGCTGATGCTGCTGCTCTTTACTATCTGCACATATGCATCACTAGAGCTACACAATAAAAGGATTACGACACTAGAGTCAGAGCTATATGAGCTAGAAGAAAAGCACTACGATTTACTAGAGTTAATAGTATTCAGGGAGAATTAGATATGAAAAGATTAACTAAGAAATATCTAAAAGAATTAGTAGATGAAAATGTAGGGGGCATGAGTGATGCATCTAAGATGCCTTGGAAATCATGGTCCCTCAACTCTGACGATTGTAAGCTAGGCTCGGTACTTAAATTCACAGAGGGTACTGTCTGCTCTAAATGCTACGCCGATAAGGGTAACTATAATTATCCTAATGTTGTAGCAGCACAGGATAAAAGATTATCCTCCATATCTACTAGCCTAAAAGCTAGGGCTAAGTGGGCTGATACTTTCGTTGAGTATTTCAAGGGACACCTAGAGCTAGGACTACCAGAAGAGCAGCGATACTTTAGGTGGCTAGACTCTGGTGATATCCAGACAGTAGAAATGCTGGAGGATATATCATACATAGCATCACGTGTACCAGAGATACAGTTCTGGCTACCCACTAGAGAGACATCTATCTTTAAGCAGTGGTTTCTAGAAAATAATCCACCAGATAATCTATGTATTAGATTCTCTGCTAATGTGATAGGCAAGCCTGTTACCCATGGCTTGGCTATACTACACAAGAATCTCTCAGAATCTGCTGTCGATTATACTGACAAAGATTATGAGGAATGTCCTGCACCTAAGCAGGGTAACTCGTGCGGTGACTGCCGCAAATGCTGGGATCCTACCGTTAAGGTAGGGTACTTACTTCACTAAAGGAAACTATAACTATGATTCAAACTACATTCGATGTCCCCGGATTACTAGCTACCGAGGGAGCACCTAACTTAGTATCTGGTAGATACAATCACATCTCTACACGAGAGATGCATGATGTCTTAGGTGCTCTGGGTTGGGATGCTCACCGAGGATACACGGTAAAATCTAAATCAATCGACCCACTGTATCGTAAGCATATGATCCGTTATAGATCAGAGATGTTTAGTGCTACGGAATTCCCTGAGATCGTGATGATTAATTCTCACGATGGCTCGTCATCTTTCCAGTTAAAGTCTGGAATCTTTCGCTTAGTGTGTAGTAATGGGTTGATCGTACAATCCAAGACATACAAAAGCCTAAGCATACGGCATAATAATAAGGTAGCTGGTGAGCTTGATGAGATGTTAGATATCATTGCTGACTATGCTATGCATGTTCAGGATATCATGCGTATACCTGACACATGGAAACGTATTATGGTTGCGTATGAAGATCGTCTGGATTACTACCGCAAGGCAGCACAGCTACGCTCTAAGACTATGACAGAGCATGAGATCTGGGACTTTGAATCTGCTAGGCGTACCGAAGATCAGTCAAATGATCTATGGACTATGTATAACAGGACTCAAGAACACCTAGTAAACGGTGGATACCTAGCATCTAGTGCTAACGGTAGACAATCAACGGCTAGACCAATCAATAGTATTGATGGGCTAGATAGAATCAACACGAAACTATATCAGATGGCTGAAGACATTGCCTTTACCGCTATACACGGGTGTAAATAATTATGAATATCAACGAACTTAGAGAGATAGAGAATGCTGAGTCAGATGCCGAGCGGGCAGCTTGGATATCTACATACATGAGCAAGTTAGATACGTATGACCCACCCGAGGCACTGATGCGTACGATTGATCAGTACCGCAACGCCTATGGTGTGACGCATACTGAAGCAACACGCTGTGTGCATGAGATTATCTGGGAAAAGCTAGGTACTTCACCTACTAAATAGATGGACGGACAGCAGATAAAACTAAGCAGACTTCTTGCGATACAGGAGAGGGGGATAGAGCACAATGCTATTGCTCTAGCTCTCCCTCCCTATCGTAAGATAGTACGCACGGTGACATCTGCTCTCGTCCCTATTATCTATGAGTACATAGAGATGGCACAGTCAAAGCGTGGGAGGCCGGGGAAAAACCTAGCCGCTCTACCCTATATTAAAAGTATAGGCGTGGAGAAAGCTTGCGCTCTAGCTGTGTCATCTCTCGTTAATAACTTCGCACGCCCCATTACATACCAGAGCATGGCTAGTAAGATAGGCCAAGCTATATCATATGAGTGGGGGATACTACAGGAAGACCCAGCCCTAGTAGAGCGGATTAATAAATCTATACATAGAGGTAGCGTGACATCCCGACGCTACGTGTACCTAGCGCAGTACATTAAAAAGAAATACGATAGGAATATACCGTACATCCCTGCATTAGCACGGCATTGCATCGGTGATTTGTTCCTGTCTCATGCACTACAGATCAAGAATCTCCTGAAGGTTCAGAGTATTAAGCGTACTAAACACAAGAGACAGACATTAATTACAGCAGACCCTGTATTAATTGAGTGGATTCAGGATGAATTACGTACAGATTCTATAGAAAATCCACAGCATCTCCCACATTTATCGCCCATACCTACGCATCATACAACTGTATTAAAACCACAGCGCGGTAGACATATGCCTGAGTCTACCACTACCCCAGATTCTCTGCTCGTTAAGGCAGCAGATAAACTAAACACGGTAGGCTACAAGATAAACACACAGCAGCTACAGTTTATACGTGAGCTATCTATGCGTGGTGATGAGACGCTAGGTCTAGCAGGACACAGACAGCCTGACATGCCACAGTATTTAGAGGGCATGACAGCAGAACAGATACAGCAGGTGCGTGCAGCTAAAGCTAAGTGCTATGCAGATCGTGCGATGTGGCGAGCAAAGAGAACAAACCTGTTAACACAGCTAGGATTACTTCAACAATATATAAACAAGGAGATTTACTTTGAAGTCGAAGCAGACTTTCGTGGGCGTCTATACCCAACGGCAAACTCACTCTCTTATCAAGGTCCCGACTGGATGCGTAGCGTCTGGTCCTTTTCAGAAGGTAAAGAAATCAATGCAGAGAATGAGAGGTGGTTGTTTATTCATGCCGCTAATTGTTACGGCTTGTCTCGTCTATCCTATGAGTCTCGTGTGGTACATATGCGTAGACTCTATCATCAGATGTGTGCACTGGTTGATGACCCCGCTGCGGAAATAGAATTCTTATACACAGCCAAGGAACCATTCAGATTCCTAGCCGCTGCGCGTGAGATCGTACAGTATAAACAGCATGGCCCCGGCTACCTGTCTCATCTACCTATCTTTATTGATGCGTCATCACAAGGCATACAGATATATGCAGCGCTCTTAAACGATAGAGAATTAATGGAGGCATCTAATGTCCTACCTATTGAGAGCGGTGATCCTCGTGATATCTACCAAGAACTAGCTGACACTATCAATGAAGAAGCACGGGTAGAATCAGGCAGTGCTGCTGCATGGGTGCGACAGAATCCAGTAGACAGGAAGACAGCCAAGAGAATCACAATGCTCATACCATACGGTGGGAAACTACACTCAGCGTACAAGGTGACACAGGAGATACCACACATACCATCTGTTGCATCAGTGTGGTTAGCTAAAAGACTTTACGACACAGCAGCAGACATGCTCAACAGTCTAGTAAAGTTTCAGGACACAGCAGAAGAGACAGTCTCACGACAAACCAGAGAGACAGACAAACATTCATACACATGGTGTGCTCCATCAGGTGTACGAGTAACACAGACATACAAGAAACAAAAGATCGTGAGGATACGGACAGCCATTAAGGGACATCTTTATTCTTATCGTTCTGATACAGACAAACCAAACTACACAAAACTAGGTGCAGCATTTGTTCCAAACTTTACGCACTCTATCGACGCTTCTCTTCTCTGCCATGCTGTTGTTTATTCTGATTGTCTATCTCTGTGTACTATTCACGATAGTATAGGGATGCATGCTGCTGACGTAGACAAAGTACAGAGACAGCTAGGCTTGTCGTTCACATGGGCTATCGACGGGATGCGAGCGGAGCTAATGCAACTTGGTATTCCCATTAATGGCACAAAAGAAATTCAAGAAAGGGGTCAAGTCCCCCCGTACCCAGCCGATGTATATAGTATCCCTAGAGGACCCAACAGCTATCTCTTCAGTTAGTTATGGGGCTTCATAAAAAAGGAAACAAAAATATAAAACACCTATTGATCTATGTGGATCATTAGGGATCGTTCTAGCTATGCTAGATTACTTACTTCTTCTATATAAATAGACAAATGAAAAAGTTATTTGAACCGAAAGACTACGCTCAGAAGATCACTACCCCTGCGGGTAAGGCACGATGGGCATCACTTAAAACTCCGAAGGGATTTCCGGGAGATGAGAAAGAACATTATCTCTGTAATATCTTACTGACAGAGGAGGAGGCACAGCCTATCATTGATACCATCACTGGTATTCAAGAGAAGCTGATTGATATGTGCGGCAAGGAGGATCGGAACATGAGACGTTCCCACTTCAACCCGTGGAGCACACACGCAGATGATGAGCGTGTGCCCGAGGGATTTGTACAACTCAAATCTAAGAAGCGTCACTTCCCTGCCAAGTCAGGTAAGCCAGCATCTCGCCCCGTTGACACATACGTTGATGGTAAGAAGATTGACTGGGATGCTGTGGACTATGACTCTATCGGAAACGATAGCATCATTAGGCTAGGGCTTGTTGCCACACCGTACTACGTACCTACGCTAGGTCTTGGTGTGACACTGAAGCTTCAAGCTGTTAAGGTTATCGAGCTACAGAAATTCTCAGGGTCCGAGTCATCAGGTTTCGATGATGAGTTCTCTGATGGGGAATCTACAACTGCGGCTACATCGTCAGATGACGATAACTACTTCGATTAATCTCCTCCCCTCCCTCCTGAGCACGAGGCTAAACTGCTCACCTTTACTATGGACGATAACTTAGAACTACAGGAAGAGATCACGAACATGTCAATGCTTGTACGTGCCGAAGGCATGATGCAGGACATTGAGAAAGTCTTAGTGGAATACGGACACGCATCTGATACATGCGCCTCTAAGATTGCAGAGATTCTAGGAGTTTCCGAGAAGCTCCCTGATGTTGAAGAAGTCCCTAGCTCACTGCGGTCTGAGGTGAATAAATAAACAGACACGAAGTGTGTTTCCTAGAGGGGGTGGGAGTTTAGTTCATCTCCCATCCCCTCGTTTTATCTCATGGAATTCGATTCACATTTTATTCTTCCCGGCATCAACCGCTTGCTGCGTATGCACTGGGCTGTGCGGAAGAAACTACAAGCTGAGTTAGTTCAGCACATACAAGACAACCACGATTGCCAACCTATTGAGGGGCCTGTCATCGTGGAGTATTGCCGCCGCAGCATACGTCTCATGGACTGGGACAATGCGGCTGGTTCGTTTAAGTTACTAGGAGATGCACTGGTTCAGTGCGGAATTCTGGAGGATGACAATCCTTCAGTGATAGAGGAGTTTAGACCTGATCAAGAAAAAGTATCAAAGCGAGCGGAGCAAGGATTCCGACTCGTCATTCGTAGGACACACATCATGTAGTAAATGTGGGAGCAGCGATGCTAATGCCGTCTATGACGATGGGCATACATTCTGTTTCTCATGCCAGACAGTAGGAGATGGAGGAGTAGTGCAAGAGAAGAAGCAAGAAGCACCGATCATTAAACCGCAAGGAGAATTCGCAGCATTAACTAAGCGCCGCATATCAAAGGAGACTTGTTTCTTCTATGAGTATTCCGTTGGAGATCACAACGGGGACCGCGCTCACTTTGCTCAGTACTTCAACGTAGATGGTACGGCTGCTGGTATTAAGATACGTCAGCAGAACAAGAAGTTCATGTGGCGTGGTACGCAACCCGGAACCTTTTTTGGTCAACAAAAATTTTCGGGTGGAAAGATGCTGGTGGTTACCGAGGGAGAGATAGATGCCATGAGCTATGCGGAGACGCATGGCTGCCGCTGGCCTACAGTCTCAGTACCTAACGGTGCACAGTCAGCTACCTCTGTATTCAAGAGGAACCTTGAGTGGCTGTGTGGATTCGAGAAGGTAGTCTTGATGTTTGATCAGGATGATCCCGGTCGTAAAGCAGCAGAAGAATGTGCGTTCCTCCTGCCTCCCGGCAAAGCATACATTGCCACGCTGACGAAGAAGGATGCCAGTGAAGTTCTTGTGTCAGGTGACAGAGAAGAACTGAAGCGAGCGGTGTGGAATGCACGAGAGTACATCCCCGGTGGGCTCGTCAAGGGTGAGGATCTATGGGATGTTATTAGTAATGTCCCAGAGACTACAGCTATCCAGTACCCGTGGATAAACATGCAGACCAAGACTCGTGGGCTACGCCTAGGAGAACTGGTCACGTTCACTGCTGGTACAGGTATCGGTAAGTCTCAGGTGTGTAGAGAGATTGCGTACCAGTTTGCACAGCAGGACTGGAAGGTAGGATACTTTGCACTAGAGGAAAGCGTACGTAAGACTGCGCTCAACTTCATGGCACTGCATCTAGGCATGCCACTCTTTGAGCTAGAGGAAAACTTCAAGGAGATATCAGACGAGACAATGAAGGCTGCCTACCAAGAATCTGTAGGTAACGGTAACCTTGTTTTGTTTGATCACTTCGGCTCACTGCACAGCGATGCACTGCTTACTAAGATTCGGTATGCCATCAAGGCTATGGACTGTAAGGTTATCTTCCTTGATCACCTATCTATTGTGGTCAGTGAGTTTGCTGACACGCAGGAGAGAACTGCTATTGATTCCACGATGACTAAGCTGCGTGGGTTAGTAGAGGAGACGGGCTGTGCTATGGTGCTGGTATCTCACCTGCGTAGATCAGACGGTAGGCCACACGAAGAGGGTGGTTCTGTATCACTGGCGCATCTGCGTGGGTCACATGGTATCGCACAACTCAGTGATATTGTGTGTGCCTTTGAGCGTAGCCAACAAGCTGATGGCGATGAGAAGAACCTCATGCACATCCGCGTACTAAAGAATAGGTACAGCGGAGAGACAGGACCGAGTGGTTTCATACGCTACGATCCTCCCACTGGTAGGTTGCACAATCATCAAGATGAAGATGAAGGTGATCCCTTCGGAGATGACTGATGCGAGATATAGTATTTGATATCGAAGCTAACGGTCTACTCGATGAAGCTACCGACATTCACTGCATCGCTGTATCAGAGAATGGTGACGAGCCCGTGTGCTACGGGCCGGACAAACTACAAGAAGCACTGGAGTGGATGAAGGGTGCAACCAATCTTATTGGGCACAACATTATCCAGTACGATCTACCTCTGTTGCGTAAGCTACTGGGGTGGGATGTACCAGTAGGTGTACAGATAAAGGACACCTTCCTTCTTACTCGTATGTGTTTCCCTGACCTGCTGCACAAGGATGCCAAGCTTGCCAAGATCCCACGCACAGAGTGGGGTAAGTATTCTCTGCGCTCCTTCGGGCACAGGCTTGGGATGCACAAGGGAGACTACGATGACTGGACAGCGTACACAGATGAGATGGCTGAGTACTGCAAGCAAGATGTGCGCGTGACGCACAGGCTGTGGGAGAAGCTGCCATCGAGTGGTATCACTGGCCCTGCCGTGCGGATGGAGACAGAGTTTGCTTGTCTTGCTTTTCGTATGCAGCAGAAGGGTATCGAGTTTGATAGGGATGCTGCCATTGATCTGTTCAAACAACTGGACGAGAAGAAGGGAGAGATCCTCGACGCTCTTGTTGATCTTGTCCCACCGAAACGACAAGAGATGAAGACACCGCAGTACTGGATTGATCCAGTCACTGACGTACACTTTGTCAGGAAGAATGATGCACCCAGCGGTATCCGCAAGGAGCTAGTAGCTGGACCACTCAAGGTTAAGGAGACAAAGTTTAATCCTATGTCTCGACCGCAGGTGGCTGAGTTCTTAGTTACTCGTGGGTGGGAGCCATCGGCAAAGACAGCCACTGGTCAGGTGAAGGTAGATGAATCTATCCTTAGCCAGATCCCTGACATCCCTGAAGCCTCGCTAGTCGCTGACCTGTACCGAGTACAGAAGATCTTTGCAATGCTCACAGGGGACAGGAGAGGCTGGCTCAGTCTTGAACGTAACGGCAGGGTACACCCGAAGCTTAAAACATTAGGCGCGTACTCTGGGCGTACATCCTGCGTTGATCCTAATCTTCAGCAAGTGCCAAGCACTCGACTACCATTCGGTAAGGAGTGCCGCGCTCTGTTCACGGCATCCAAGGACAATGTCTTGGTTGGTTGTGATGCTAAATCTCTAGAGGTTAGATGCTTCGCTCACTACATGGCACGCTTCGATGACGGTGAGTTTGCTGACGTAGTTCTTCGTGGTGACATACACCAAGCAAACGCTGACATGATGGAGTGTGATAGACAGACAGCGAAGAACACATTCTTTGCCCTGATCTATGGCGCAAGCTCACGCAAGATTGCGGCGATGCTTGACATCCCTATGCGTAGGGCCAGTGCTCTAGTCACACGCTTGTTTAATGAGCGGCCAGCTATGCGTAGGCTCATCAACAAAGTAAAGAAGACCAGCGCAGAGAAGGGATACTTCAAGGGACTGGACGGTAGAATCTTACGGCCTAGGTCTGAGCACTCTGCTGTTAATCTCTTGATCCAAAGTGCTGGAGCCTGTGTATCCAAACGTGCTGCACTAAACCTAGACTTTCACATAATGTCTAACAACTGGGCGGACACACACATCGTTGGTTTCATTCATGATGAGATGATCATCGAGACACCCGACACTAATGTTGGTGACGTTGTGAGTACAGCTATACAATCCTTTAAGGAAACAACAGAGCAATACAAACTACGCTGCCCTATGGATGGGGACGCAATGATCGGAATGAACTGGAGCGAGATCCACTAATGAATGAAAACACTGACCCCACCTTTCAACTACTCATAGATGCTGACATCATCTGGCATCGCGCAGCCTTTAGCTGTGAGGATACATATGATTTCGGTGATGATGCTGTGCGCACAGTAGATGATCATGCTGTTATCGAAGTGTTCGATGGTATGTTACTTGGTATGTTTGCCCAGCTTAACCCTGCCTCATACCTTATGTGCTGGAGTGACTCACGCACGTTCAGGCATGATCTCTTTCCAGACTACAAGGCTAACCGTACAAATGTACGCCGCCCTGTATGTGTCCCAGAAGTGAAACAGCATCTAATAAAAAAGCACCCAAGTGTACTGGTTAATAACCTAGAGGCCGATGACATAATGGGTATGTTATCCTCACACAACACCATCATATGCTCAGACGATAAGGATCTGCTGACAGTTCCGGGCTTGCACTTCAAGCCACGCAAGAGAGAGGACGGTGTGTTCAGAGTTAACGAGCAAGAAGCTGACAGGCTGCACCTCAAGCAGACGCTGATGGGTGATGCTGTTGATGGCTTCAAAGGAATCCCCGGAGTAGGGGACAAGAAGTCTGACAAGATCCTCGATGCTGACGGAGCTACGTGGGACACAGTAAGGAGAGCGTACGCCAACGCTAACCTCGACGAAGAGGAAGCTATACTAAACGCACGCCTTGCCAGAATCCTACGCCCCGGTGAGTATGATTATGTTAGGCAAACCCCTAAGCTATGGACCCCATGAACACAGCACAGCTACTAGCACTACACGATAAGATAACAACCGAAGCCAAGAACATCTTAACCATCAAGGTTAGGAACTACTCTGGTGAAGGTGACGCCTACACAAACTTCAGAAGGGTGGAGGATCTACAGATCTGCTCCGTACCTACTGGAATCCTAGCTCGTATATCTGACAAGCTAGGGCGGCTGATCACACACTGTAACCATGATGGGTTGGTAGGTGATGAGTCATTCGATGACAGTATTATTGATATAATCAACTACCTTGTATTCTTACAGGGTTCAGTACCGAGGGAGACAGATGACTGAAGAGTTCAAGACATGCACCAAGTGCAAGACCGAGTACCTAATCGAAGAGTTCTATACTCGTAGCGACAGGCCGGGGTGGCGCGTACCACAGTGCCGCTTTTGTGTGACAGCCGCCGTACGTACAACACAAGAAGAGCGGAGGGTCAGGATCAAAGAAGCTTACGAATCAGGTAAACTTACTGTGATCACAGAGAAATGGTGTAAGGTATGTGACGAAGTCAAACCATCCGACCAGTTCTATATGAAGTGGGACTCCAAAGATTACCTCAGTCACTTCTGCAAAGAGTGCCACAAGTATGACTGCAAGATACGAGCACGAATAAAGAAAGCTAATGCATGAGATCCCCGAAGAACTCAAGGACTTCCGCAACTTCCTCTACCTTACGTGGAAACACTTGGGCCTTCCTGACCCTACTCCTGTCCAGTATGACATCGCTGATTATCTCCAGCACGGGCCACGCCGACGCATGGTTCAAGCTTTCCGAGGTGTTGGTAAGTCTTGGATTACTTCTGCCTTTGGTCTATGGAATCTATACATGGACCCAGACACAAAGATACTCGTAGTCTCCGCATCCAAATCCCGCGCCGATGATTTCTCTTCCTTCTGTCACCGTCTCATTCGAGAGATGCCCGTCCTACAACACCTCGCTCCCGACGAAGCACAGCGATCATCCAAGATCGCATGGGATGTCGGTCCAGCTAGGGCCGCACACTCTCCTTCTTGCAAGTCTGTTGGTATTACTGGGCAGCTTACTGGTAGTCGTGCCAACCTTATTATTGCAGATGATGTCGAGGTTCCCGGCAACAGTGCTACGGTGGGTGCGCGGTCTAAGCTGGCAGAATCTACGAAAGAATTCGAAGCAATCATCGTCCCTGATACTGGAGAAATAGTTTACCTTGGAACTCCCCAATCACAAGAATCGATTTATACCGAACTCCCCGAACGAGGGTATGATGTTAGAATCTATCCTGCAAGAATGCCAGAAGATCCGGGAGTATATGGAGGTAGACTTGCCGATTATGTTTCTTCACTTGACGGACAAGCAGGACAGCCTACAGACCCAGACCGATTCTCTGATGAAGAGCTTATTGAAAGGGAAGCTTCCTATGGACGGACTGGATTCCAACTACAATACCAACTAGACGTACGCCTATCAGATCTCTCCCGCCACCCGCTGCGCCTCACTGATCTCATTGTCATGGACTGTGACTCTGAGGTTGCACCAGAACGTGTAGTGTGGCAGAGCTCAGACGTATGGGAAGACCTACCCAACACAGGATTTTCGCGTGATAAGTACTGCCGACCTTTATCAATCCATGGTGACATGGTCCCTTACACAGGATCTATCCTTACCGTGGACCCAAGTGGTAGAGGAACTGATGAAACCTCCTATTGTGTACTTAAGTATCTCAATGGTTTTCTCTATCTACTTGATTGGGGCGGGACCACCCAAGGATATACGGACGCAACGATGCGTCTCTTGGCGACAAAGGCTAAAGAATACAAAGTCAATGTCATCGTCACCGAAAGTAACTACGGTGGAGGAATGTTCACCGAGCTTCTTAAGCCGCATCTCCGTGAGATATACCCGGTTACTGTCGAGGAAACGACCGCTAAGGGGATGAAGGAAGCTCGCATGGCCGACACCCTAGAGCCTGTGATGAACCAGCACAGACTCGTTGTGAACGCTCAGGCTATACGTAAGGACTACGAGGAAACGCTAGACCGCTCCCCCGACACAGCCGTACAGTATTCCCTGCCCCACCAGATGAGCAGACTCAGCCGGGACAGAGGCTGCCTAGATCACGATGATAAGCTAGATGCCCTGACCATGGCAGTTGCCTATTGGACAGAGCAAATGGCTAGAGATGCACGAGATGCAATCAACGAAAGAAAGGACGAACTCCTACAGAAGGAGCTAGACTCAATCATGGAAAAAGGGAACGAACCCCCGACGTGGTTTAATGTTTAATTATCTGTACCAGTCTTGAATGGCAGCACCTTAGACAGATCAGCAATGGGACTTTCATCCACATCCTCTACATTTACCCCATGATCACGGAGCATTTGCCTAGCTACATTGATATCCTGAGACGATGCCTCACCAGATTCGAGGCGTTCAATGAGTCGATCAACTGTGAGATCCCACAGTCGGCTGAGTTTTTCTTCTTTCATGGTTAATGGATTCATTAGATAGTGACGATAGTATACCTGCCCCGGATGAGGCAGTGACAATGGCTAACCTTATTATGACAAATAAGGTTCTGGAGGATTTGTTAGATGAGTTTGGGGAGAGGCTACTACTAGCCAAGAGATTAATAGCGTTATGTGAGCAGCTAGAATCGCTTGCTCAAGTTCGTGTACTAAACCACGCGATCTTTTCCCTTCTTTCCCAACCACTTAAGACAGAGTTCTTGGCCGACTGGCTGGACTCAGATGACGATGACTGACATCCCCTTATTAGAAAAAGAAATACGCCGCCTGTCCAAGGAGCTTGAGAACCGTGAGGCTATCGAGACTATTATCTTGCGGCGTGCAGACGAGGCACTAAAGAACTTTAGGTGGACACCACCAAAGAGAAAAGAAAGAGACAAGCGCAAGCTGCACTCAGAGACTGCTGTCATTCATATCAGTGACACCCAGATCGGCAAGCTTACCTCTACGTTTGACAGCAAGGTAGCCAAGCAGCGCATGAAGAAGCTGGCAGAGCAGACACTTAAGGTTGTCGAGACTCGTCGGTCTGGTGCTAAGATAGATAACGCAGTCATTATGATTGGTGGTGATATCGTAGAGGGCGAGACAATCTTTGCTCACCAGCCTTGGGTAGTTGACTCAGACTTATGGGATCAAGCCATCAAAGTCGCCCCAAAGATACTCTCTGATTTTATCATCGAAATGTCTAGCGCGTTCCGCAGCATAACGGTCAGTGCTGTCCCCGGTAACCACGGCAGGAGCCAGCCCAAGAATGCTGGAGCTTCTCCGCGCACCAACTTCGACATGATTGCTACGGTTGTGACGAGGCTTATGGTAACGAGCGTGATCAAAGACTCCCGCATTACGTGGGACGTAGACCATGATTCTTTTTATCGTGTCGTTAATGCGGAAGGACATAACTTACTCCTTGTTCATGGCGATCAAATCTCAGGGGGAGGTGGTCTTGGAGGCTACCCGCTCACAGGACTTGCTCGAAAGGTAGCAGGATGGAGCGGCAGTCTCCCTGAAGAGTGGGGCTACATCTTTCTTGGACACTTCCACAGACCAATGTCTGGTGTAGTTCAAGATAAGATCTTCTTTGCTAACGGCACTATCGAGAGTGACAACGACTGGGCTCTTGAAGTTATCGGTGAGTCAGGAAGACCCTGCCAACGAGTAGTCTTCTTTAACAAGAAGCATGGCCCTGTTGCTGACAGCTTGATCTGGCTTGACTGATGCAGGTTAGCTGGAAAGAAACTCTGGAAAACCTACGAGTAAGCGAGCCGTTACCATTCCCAGTAACAGTGTCAAGACGTAAGCTATCCAACGGGTTACAGGGTTATTGTAAATTGTTAATGAACGGCACTACGAAGATAAGCATCGTAGTGGATAAGAAACTATCGGAAGGTATGCAAGCAGATGTGCTAGTGCATGAGTGGGCACACGGTCTACTCACGCCACTAGTCCATGAGTATACCGAGCACGGTAGTTTGTGGGGTATGATGTACGCACGTTGCTACAGAGCCGCATACATTAGTAGCTAGTCACGATATTCCAGACTAGTGTGCCGATAGCACCGAGCACACCAAGACTGATCCACCGCTTCATCGACTCCTGCTCTGTGCGGAAGTCCTCAAGCGCGTGGATCTTTTCTTGTTGCAGCGCAAACTCTGTAAAGAGTCCTTTCTTCCCATTGCCACGAAGAGATACGTCAATCCTGTCTACAGTTTCCTGTAGATCATCAAGCTTTCTGCTAAGTTGGAGGATATCTTGACTACTCACCATCACTCTTCTTTGGTTTTTCTTCTTTACCGTCAACGATGCTCTTAAGAATCGCAGCCAGCGATGTCACCACGAGCGTGATAAGCCCCGTGATTGTGCCTAAAGATTCTGCTGGCAAATACAAGCACGAAAACAGGAAAATTGTCACCATGAGAGTCATGTACAATCCTGCCCATGTGCTCAGGTGAAGCGAAGCAAGCTCGGAAGCTGACTGCTTTGCCTTCATCTCTGCCATGCGAGCCTTAGCCTCGACTTCACGAAGCATTACCTCCGCTTGCGTATCAATCACATTCGCTCTGCGCGTCTGATCTGCTTCTGTCATTGGTCGAATCCTTTTAAGTAGCCAGTCTAGTGCCATTGGTTGTTACGCCGAGCCTTCCAAGCCACAGCTAAAACAAAAATAAGAAGTATAAATGCTGCAATCAGAAGCACCCATTTAGGAGGAGGCTCTACCCCGTCACGGATGTTCATTTTTATTTCTGGCTCCGCAATTTCAGCCTCTGCTTCTAAGGCTGCTGTACGGATCTCTGCTCGTTCTTCTACGGACATGCGTTCATGCCCTATTTCAGGGAGATGCCACGTTAGAGCGGCGTACGTGCTCTCTGAGGCTCCCTCATACTTACCATCTAATTGGCCTAGTTTGTTTTCACCGTAGTGATCGCCAGAACTAGCCCCAAATGTAAGCTCATCAGGAAGTAGGGTGTTGCCTACCTCTGTTGCGGTACAAGAAACCAACAACAGAGGCAGGACAACGAAAAAAGATTTTACCATTTTACTTTGTTAGCCCAGTACGCAGCACTGAGCGGTCCTCTGGCTATGTTTTTAGCATGTCGAGCCTTGAAGGAACGAGATCTAGCTGTATTGCCTCTGTCCCCAGTCTTTCCTTGCTGACCAAAACGAATTGTTTTGATCGTGCCTTTAGATTTGGCAACAACCACATGAGACTTCGTCTTGTGGGACGGGGTGCGCTTAGGTTTGTTAAACCCTGACACACCAGCCCTAGCTAACCGAGGGTCTTTCATACAGCAGCTTCCTCCTCTTCTTCCACAACCTCCCACTCTTCAGCGTCCTTCTTTGCCTTGTGCTTCTTAGCAGCAAACAAAGCAGCAGCACCGCCAAGCATGGTAGCGACAGCACCACCCATAGCAGGGTTGCCTGTCATCATTGTGGTGATTGTGCCAGCTTGCTCGGCAAGCATGGGAGCACTCTCCATCATGGTGTCACCCATTTCAACAGCTTGCTCTTCACCACCGGGGAGAAGTTTGCCAACGGTTGCACAGGCAGGAATAAAAAAGTAGATAGGGATGAGGCTGAGTTTTTTCATAGTTATTTTTCTAATTGTCGGACAACGGGTTGAAGAAGAGGGTGCTTTAACCAACCAAACACACGTTTGGTCCGCGCCCAATCATGGTATTCAAAGTCTCGCTGCCCAGTGCCTATGCCAATAGCGGCTCGACCAGACCCAGCAATATCGCCAAGCCATGAGAACAACGGGACTTGTTCAAAAGTTGAATCAGCTAGTCCGTAACGGTGCGTATTACCGTACGTGTCAACACCAAGAGTCAAACTTAGTGCTGGGTTAGCTACATCCATTAGCGTTCCAGAGAACGGGGAGCGTGATATTGCTCCGATAGCCAAACGAGTTGGGCTCATGCGTTCTTTTAATTTGCGGCGACCGTCAGCGCTATCTTCGTAAGCAAAGAGGTTACTTAACATGTAAGTAAACAAACCGCCCATAGCACTTGTTGTAAACATCATTGCTGCACGACCGTCAGCGGCTGTTACGTTTCTTGTCAAGACGTTACGGTGCGCTGAAATACCAAAGCGTCTAAACTGAAGAAGGATATGTCCAAGAGCGCGGTGCAGCCCTGACTTCGCAAACCACTCAGGAAGGTCAGTCCTATCTCCTCGCGTTACGTTTGCCAAGACTTCAGAGTACATAGCGTTCATAAACTTAGCTGCAACAATCTGATCATCCCACTCGTCAAGGTTTAAACTCAAGGAGTCCAAGCCATTTTCCCCAGTGGTGTTTCGCATGTGCTTTCTAAGCTGCGCTGTCATAGCGTTCCAATCATCAAGCGTTATACCCATCTGAGAGAGCCGTGCCTGATTAGGTACATCACCCTTTAGCATGGCTTGCACGTTTGCGTACGTGTTGATTCGCATAGACATTTCTTCTGTCCATTGAGTAATCGGGTTTAGACCTGACAACTCAGCCGTTATGTTTGTTGCGCCTTTAAGCAACCTGCGTGCGTCAGCAGCAAAGTTAGATCCCGGCATACCTTCTTCAAGGTGTTGCGACATAAAGTCTAGCTTGCCAAAGCGCCTTGCTGAAAGACCCATGCCCTGCGCCTCAAGCATAAACTTAATGTCTTTGCGCGAGATAGGTATTTCACCAGTACTGACTCTACGAAGCACTCCGTTTGCCTTAAGCATGTTGGCAATCCCCCGCCCAAACAGCGTAGGAATAACTTCACTTAGTGCCGCTCTTCCAAAAGTAGATCCATAACCAAAGGAGAACACGGCATCTTTAAACATTGATGCATTCTCACCAAACTTAACTGAGTCTTGGAAACCCCGTCCTCGCGCCGTACGGATAACCATGTCAAGTTGTTCTGTTATGTGGCGAACATCAAGACCTCGTGCTCTAGCGTCATCAACAATAAACGACTTGATATCATCAAGGTTGGTGAACAGTCCCGGCCTTCCAAGTTTGTTGTTAAATCGTTTAATTGTTTCTGCAACAAGTGTGCTGCTAATAACTTCCCAGTTGTACCTATCCGTAAGGTTAAACATGTTTGATTCAAACAGTTCACGGATATCTACGTTACGCTGGCCTGACTTACCAACTAGCTCAAGGTGCGCTGTTTCGTCCATAGCAATGCGATGCAGTGCACGCCCCGGTCCTTTTTCTGACTGGGCAAAGAAAGCCGCCATTTCATCTGCTTGCTCAGGATCTATCCCAAACTCTTTAACAAGCTTATCTGCAAACTTAGATGGATCTCGTGTAGTACGCGGATCGTTAAGCCAAGTCATCCCAGACTTTGCTTGGCCTGACTTGGTTAGGTACATCTTTGCAAACTTGTCTGCGTTCTCTTTGTTTAACTTAGGGTTCCCAAGCCGAAGAGCATGCGAAAGAAGTTTTGTTACGTTCTTTTCACCAAACTCCAATAATAATTTTTGATACTTGGTTGTTGAGAAAATACGAGGGACGTAGTTAGGGTTGTCAGGGATATCCTTCCAACGCTCAGGGTCATTCTTTTTAAGCCACTTAAGAATGTCTCGATAATGATCTTGATGTAACAACGCAGCATCGCGTACCAACTTATCAGAGTCGCTTAGTTGCCTTCTAGGAATTGACATCATTTTTGGATCACCAAGATGTCGCGTAATCTGCTCACCAAACTCTTCCTGAGCAAGGCCAGCAAGGTGTTTTGCAAAGCCCATTTTATTTAACTTGCGCCACTTGTGGTAGATGTCCCACGACTCTAAACGAGCTTTGGCAAACCGACCTGTTCTAAGCTGTTGGCGTGTAGTTTCAATACCTAAACGGTTAATGCCGTCAGCAGCATCTACAACAGGTTTGATTGTTCCATCAGCAGACTGCATGCCAGCCTGATTACCATATACGTCAAACCCTAAAAAGCGCATCGCTCCGCTTACACTTGACTGCGCTCTTGTTTTAAGAGAGTTCCATACCTTGTCCCCAGTGCCAAGTACATTGCCAAGAATCCGAGGGCTAACGCCAACGTCGCCAAAAGCTTCTTCAGCCGTAATGCCAGCTTCGTCTAAAGCTTTTTGCACATCATCAAATGCTCCGGGATCCTGTTGCCCGTGATCTGCATTGTTCTTTCTACGTGTAAGCGCATCATGTCGTGTAGTTAACTCATCGAGTTGATTCATTAACTGATTCGGTGCGGTAACCTCACCTGTGCGTTTGTTGTAGATAAAGAAAACATCCTGTGCTCCTGTGTTAAAGATCTTCTTAGCAGGAGGAACAAAGTCTGAGTCAACACGGCCACTAATAACCTCACCACGACCGTCTAGTACAACGATATCTTCGTCGGTAAGGCTGGTGTCTTTCTTTGTCTTTTTACCAACAACCTTTCCGTCAGGTGTTTTAAGCTCGCGTGCTTTTGCTTTTGTAGGTTTAACTTCTAGATCATCAAGCGCAGCTTTCAAAGCTTGCCAAACAGGAAGACGCCTAAGTGCGGGTATATCGGCTAGGCGCTCAAGGGCGGCTCGACCGACCTCTGCCTTCCCTCTGACCGCCTTCCGGGCTTGGTTGAGCGTTGCTACCTCTTCAGAAAGATCTTGCTCTGTGCGTGCAAGTTGTTGCTCTCTCCATGCTCGAACATCGTCAGCTTGCTTCTGACGTTTATTTCTTCTGATAATTAACTGCGCTTCTTCAATGGCAGCAGACTTTGTTCGTGCTTGTAGTTTGATTGAGTTACGTGAAGAACCATGCAAGTCAAGCTCAAAAACCTTCTTGCTTCCTCGCGTTAACGGAGCACCTGTCTCATCACTTACACGAATAACAACAAACGTATCTTCGATTGTGCCAGTTATCTCAGTGGCAACTGAGTTCTTGCCTTCTTGTTTTTTTAGATCGCTTAGTGTTTTAGTTAGCTGCGCTGACAGTGCGTCTACTTCCGCACGAGCCGCATCGTAAGCTTCTACACGGATCGGATCAGGCGCAATGGGCTCAGGCTCAGGTTTAATCTTACCGCCCTTTGTGGGGTGTACACGCTTGGGTCGGATAGGCTCAGGCTTGGGCTCAGGCTTAGTCCGCTTTACCAAGCGTTCTTTTCTAGGTTTTGTTGTATTGCCAGTATCAGGATCAACAATAGGTCCCGGCTCGGTAATAGGTTCAGACTTACCCGAAGGAACTTTTCTAGGTGGCTGGACGCCTTCACCAATCTTTTTACCAATCACTTCGGCAGCCTTATGGCCGTCCAGCAATGACTGCATAAGTTCGTCTGACGCCCAGTCCATGTCATCAAGAACTTCGACTACACCTTTAATGCCATTTTGATCCATTAACTGACCAAGCACTGCTTGAAATTCAGGTGCGGTAAACTCAGTTTCTTTGACACCACCAAGCAGAATCTTAAGTTGCGCTTCTACAGCGGCGTCAACTTCGTGTTTTGTTCGGGGCATTGTAGAAGTAAGGTTACCTGCTTTTACATCCTCCGTAGCTGTTTTAATAAACTTATCCCGCTGCCTCAGCAGTGCCGTAGCTAACTTACTTCCTTTTTTAACATTAGGTCTAATGCCTAGAGTAAGTGCTGCAACAACATCAAGAGTTTGTATTACTCCCGGAGATACGTCAGACATTTCCTTAAGTGTGCCAGTTATCTTGTCCAACATCTTACCCCAAAAAGTGTTAACAGCTACTTCAGCTTTTGCCTCGGCTGCTAAAAACTTTTTACTACGCGATGCTGCACGCATCCTGCGCATAACAAACGTAGACATTAACTGAGCACCAAACTCAGTTGTCATAGAGACGTAGTGACCAACATCTCGTGTCCCCATAACAGACCGAACAAACTCTGGGTACGAATCACCAAGATCTGATTTAATTTCGTTAGCTGTTTTTACAAGTAAACTTTGCGTTTCAGTCCCCACGTACCTTGCACCACCCTGAAGTGTGATTGTCTTAGGCTTTGCTTTTCGCCCACTAGGGAGCAATATTTGTTCGCTTGATACGCCATCTAAAATATGACCAAGCTCGTGAAGCAAAACAGACAAAGGCGATCTTTCAGCGGGAGATGTTCTTCCAGAAGTCATTAATGCGCGTTTGCTTAACTCGATAACTTTTCTATCAACTCTGTAGTTCTGTGTCTTAGGAATACCAACACCACGACCGGGAGCGCTAGGATTAATGAAACCTCTCGCTGCCCCAAATGTTCGCTCGGTACCGCCAGTTACCAGTTGTCTTGGACTTACTGCAAAATTAACTAAGTATGGGTGAGCGTTTAGATTGACTGTCTTTAACGCCATGTCAAGCAGTTCAACATCTGTGTCGCTCAACATGCCGTCTTTCCACAGCTTGTGTATAGCCTTTAAGTAGTTGCGTTTTTCAGGATGTAGGCTCCAGACATCATCTTGAAATAACTTACGCGCTTTTTTAAGATCAGACCAAGACTTGTAAGCTGTTGGAGGGACATGCTCATAGTCAGGTATAGGAGTAACGCCTTCTGCTGGCGCGTCCGGGGTTTCTTTGGCTGTCGGAAAATCAAAATCAGTTTGTTTAATGTCTTTAAATTGACCGTAACCGTAGCCGCGTTCGTTTTTAAGGACTTTAACGTCAAGGTCTTCCAGAAGCCCAGTTAGGTCAAACCCAACTGCCTCTCCTGTCTTGGGATCAATACGCTGACCGCCTTTAATAAGTACAGGAACAAGACCATCGCCTAGCTCATCCATAGCCGCCACACGGTGCCGCCCATCGTGCCCTGTTACTTCGTATGCACCTTCACGACTTGGCTTACCTTTTGATGCAGCCTCGCGTGACACAGTTAAGGTGGGCAGTTCGTCCATTTTTGTTCCTGCCTCCATAAGATCACGGACACTATCTACAGACTGCCCCTTGTCTCCTATAGTGCCTTCACGCAGAGGAACAGTAAAAGAACCAAACTCATCAGGAGTCATGTAGACAAGGTGTACATTACTCTCTGGGTCATTTGATAACCGCCGTGCTTCTTCGAGAGCTTCATCAGCAAACCTAATGTCACCAGATCGTCCTATACTCTCCGAAGGAGCGGCAACTTCTCGCTTTAAGCTGTCGCGTTTGTCCGTTGCTATGCGAAGTCTGCGCTTAAGGTCATTAATAAAATTACGTGCGTTTGTAATTTCAGGCGTATCATTAACGCGAACTTGTGTGTTTTTAAGCTTAGACTTTGTGACTCTTGGGGGAAGAAGGATCTCAACATCCTTCTGACCAACAGTCCTTTGTCTGCCCGGAGTTAAAACATCCGCACCCTTTACGTCAGGACCGCCTGTAAGAATAGGGCGATCTCCCTCAACTCCACGGATCTCTCCAAAGTCTACATCCATGACATCTTCGCCATCAGCGTTTTTGTACACTCGTGTGACTACGCCAATCTCGTGCGTCTTTGGATCGTAGATTAGATTGCCGCTACGCTTCGGGCTGTCAAGTGCAGCTTGCTTTGCTTCACGCTCTGCTTGCAGAACCTTATCTCTTGCCGCATTAAGTTTTTTGCGTACTCGTTTTTGTTGTCCTCTTGTCAAGCGCTCTAACGCTGACGTAGACAACTTAGCTAAAGACTCAGGGTTGTGATCAGCTAAAAACTTAATGTCTTCGTATGTTAAGCCATCAATGTAGTCTTTGCCGCCAGAGCGTCTGTAGTACACATCACGCATAAACTCCTTGAAAGCTTCTTCTGCTTCAAGATCAATAGCCCCTTGCTTTACAGAACGTAGCTCGGCTTCAGGCATCCCCTCGTAAACATCTTCCATGCGCCGCAGAGCAGCTTTTGATGTGAGGCTTTTACGCAGTGTGCTTACGGCAGCTTTGTCTATGTTGGCAGAGAAACGCTGTAGTCTCTCAGGCAACCACCGACGCATGTACGCATCACCAAAGATGTTTCGAGTCTTGCGGGATAACGCACGGATCGTATCACCAAGGTGCTCAGGGTAGCGCGTAGCTCCTTGTCCATCGACCTCTGCGCCGTCCGGGTCAATGTGTTGCCGCAAGTCTGCCTTGTCAATCTCTCGTGAAGACGGCTTAGGATACTTACGCATAATGTGGTCAGGGCGACCGTTAAATAATGCGTCAACATCATCAGCAATAACTTCCTGAGAGTCTGACCAAGCTTTGTTAAATTTTGCTTCTATTGTTTCTGGGTGGATAGGTGTATCAAGTCGTGATGCTTGTGCGCCTTCTTGGATAGTGATTGAGTCACCGTCAATCTGAAGACGGCCTGTGTCATCTAGTGCACCGTGCATAGTCCTAACACCATCACGAATAACAACACGCTTATCGTGATGAACAACCATCCCCATGTCATCGCCTAGATCAAAAGCAATGCTCTTAAAGTTGCGGAAACGATCACCAATAAAAGAAATAGATCCGTAGCTTTTTCTTGTTGGTTTTGGTGAGACGCGCCGAGGTCCGGGGGGCGGGACTACTCCACTAACAGGCTTAGGCTGTGCGCGATCTTGCTTGAGCGCCTCGTTGAGCCTCTCAAATGTCTCTAAATAAGCGTCACCAGCGGCATCTCCAGCTTCTTTACCCTTGTCTCTGGTTACATTTTCCCTGATTGTGTCCGAAATCTTCTTGTTGCGGCCTTGCTGGTTTGCAGTCATCCCGCCTTGCCTGAAGTTTTTGCGAGCACTTCTTTGATGCTTGGCTATCCCTTCGTCAACTGAGTCTGGAAAGTTAGCCTCATCCTCTGTTGCAAGGCGGTTAAACTTGTCCTTAATAGGCTCTCTAGTTGGTTTTGGTGAGACGCGTCGTACGTTTATAGAGCCATCACCGGAGATGGCGGTCGCCTGTGCGCCAGTGGTGTCCCCTAAAACTCCAAAGGCTGCCTTTCTAAAGTCCATGTAGTTGGACTGGAGGTGGTCAGGAACCCACTCGAAAAACATTTCATGATCATCAAAAACTGACTTCCACCAGTTTGATCCTTTTGAAGCGTCTCGATACCCCTGCTCAGTAGCCGCCTGTCGTGTGTTTGCTCCGTCGATTACTTGGCTTGAGTCTCCAATACGAGTACGAGCAAGCGATGATAGACCACCTGCTAAGACTCCTGAGATAGCTCCCACGGTAAGGATATCTCCTTCAGACATCAGGGGATCTCCGGGCGCACGGGCAGCGGCAAACGCTGCGCCTTCCCCCGCTGCTAATGCGCCAACATTCCTAAACCGTTGTAGACGTGTAAACTTAGCAGCATTGGCGGCAGCTTTATACACAGGAGCGCCAGCCGCATTAACCAGTAAAGCTTCTGGCTGAAAGAAACCAGAAACAATGTATGCGCCCATTACTCCAGCAGTACCGTACTTTTCAGAAAAGATCTGCGACGCTTCTTGCGTTTTAAGTGTGTGATCTCGAATAGCTTGGGCATGAGCTTCAGACTTAGCTGTATAGATATGCTCATCAGCACTCGCTGGAAGACCATCTGAAAAGCGTGCAAACGTCTCTTCATCCATGACAAAGTCAGGATCATCAACAAAGTTTTGCGGTGCGTAGTCAGAAAAGTACGGAGTAAACGTACTTGTTTCAGAAAATGCGTGTGCAAAAAGATCACCACCCGAAGCATTTCGGATCTTACTTTGCGTTCGTGCAGCATCACGCTCTCTTTGCCGCTCTTCTTCGCGTGTCGGGTGCTGCGGCAGCGAGCTAAAAAAGTCTTCGTTACTCACCGAAAGCCCCCTGTGCTAGTTCTTGTAGTGCCATTGTGCCCCTAGCGTGCGTTACTTGGAACCCCCGCGCGAGATTTTTAAAACGCCCCCCAAAATCGAGGGAGAAGGGGCTACTAGCAATGTACGCGTCCAGTACTGCCGAGGGTATTCCGCTGTAGTCACGTTCTGCAAGAGCTTTTCCTAATGGACTCACAACATCAGAGATATAACCACCCACGCTGTCTGACCAAGCACGTATTACTCCCGCCTCTTCTTTTGTAATGTCAGCAGGAAACCAAGAGTCACGGCGAGTACGGTCTTGATTTAAAGCATCATGTGCCAAGTCTGAATTAGCAAGCTTTTCATATCTTTTGTTTTTTACGTCTCCTCGGTAGTTTTTAATAATCTCCGTAGCACGATGATCAGCAATAATGTGAAGATATCCGTTTTGATCTATAGTGCTAATAGAGCCGTCTTCATTTAGTACGACAGAAGCAGCCCTTGCCCCTGCGTCATCAACAGGTGCATCAATCGCTACATCAATGCCAAGCGCTTCAGCATACTCTAAGATAGCATCGGGCTCTCGTTTAAACAGCCCTTTAAAAGATACTGGTTCATCGTATGATACACCAAGTATGTTACCAGCAGCTCCTTTAAGATCACCTAAAAAAGTAGTTTTTGGTCTAAATACTTTATAAGGAACATCAGTGTCAAGTCTGTGCTGTAACCGATCATCTTCTCCAAACTTGAATAAGTCTTCTATATTAGCACCCATGCTGCCAAGCATATTTAGACTTGAAGGGGTTGAGTAGTCATTCATAATAAGAAGATGATCTAGATCAATGCCCGCACCTGAAAACTTCTGCTCTAACAATTCTAGTTGGACTTCATTATGCATCTTGCCAACATGTTGCGCAAAATCCTCCAAGGACTCACCCTCACTTGTAAAGGCGACGTTGCTTAAGTTCAAGTCGTTTTCGTTACGCTCGATACCCTCTAAGAATTCGTTAAGTTTTTCTGCGGCTTCTTCAGGCCCGTACCGTGTACGTAACTCATCGTGCTTTTGTGTAGCTGCATTGTTAAGGCGTATCATTGTGTCTTCACTAAGCCCCTCCTCTGAAAACAATCCGTTAACAGAATCGGCAATAAATTCGGGAAGCACAGAATCTCTTTGAGCTTGTAAGTTTTTGTACTTTTCTGTACCTCCTGCTTGAAGTATCTCAAACAATACTTTGTCAGGAGATTTTGATGGTTCGCTTTCTAGAGCTTGGTGCACTTCCTCAAGAAGAACGTATGCAGGATCAGCACTCCCAAAGTCTCCAACACCGCCTTGGCGCATACGCTTGTAAGTTTCAGCAGCTTGAACAAAGTTAGGGTCTACATCATCAATGGTATCAGGAGTGCTGGTAACAAAGCTCCGCATTTGCTGCGCAAGCATCCACTTGTATTGACGCGGAACGTGGCCGCTAGAGGCATGAAACAAAATCAATTCGTCAACTACGTTTGCTTGCACACCTTGCGATAGTTTCTTAGCCACTCTTTGCTGAATTTCGGCCATAAATTGAGGATCTAAACTGTTGCGCTGCGCAGTAGTTAAAGAACTCGTTGCCGAAAGATAGCTACCACCAGTAGTAACAGACGTAAACGCAGAGTTAATAGCAAATTGATTAGCTTGCATTTCTGCGTATTTTTTGTCTTGTTCTAGCTGAGACTTAACAAAAGAAAGCATCTCTCTAGAATATGTAGGACCAAGCGTCAGGTAATAATCTACAATTTCTTGTGCTTGTGTTTTTCTTTTTGTGTTTGCCTCATCAAAAGACATAGTCCCGTTAAGTACAGCCGTGTCAAGATTTACAAGAGCTAGTTTAAGATCTCCAAGTTTTCCACTGTATTCAATTAGTTGAGCTTTTGTGTGAGACAACTCTGCGGCTTTCCGATCATCGTCAACACCATCACCTAAAAATGCTTTAACTTTTTTTGTGTCGGCCCACTTGGTAGTGCGTGGCGTAGCTGGGTCAGTAGATTTAGGTCCAGTCAGTATACTCTGCAAAAGTGTGTTAGCACTCTTTGCGTGCGTCGGTGATGTTAGAAGACCTTTAATTCCAGAAAGTATAGCATCCTGAAACTCAGGGGTCCATAAAGCTCCATCGGCTAACGCATCAATGGTTGTCTGTACGCCGCCTATTATATCCTTTATTTCATCGTCATCTGCGGCGTTAGTTATGTCAACAATAGCAGCCGCAATAGATTCAACGTCCGCGTCGGTTCGTCTTGCTAAAGCTCGTCGGTGCGCGAGGCTAGTTTCTTTATCAACAACTTCTTCAAAGTAAGTGTTTGCTTTGTTGTGAAAAGCCCCCTCCCAGTAATGTGACTGTGTCCCACTAGCGTCAATTACAGTTTGCCTCTTGGCTTCAAAGAACTTTGTAAACCCGTCAGGCTCTGTACCTCTTGAATCGTTTGGGTCGTTTGCGATTGCTTTCCATTCGTTACGCGCTTCACGGATTAGTGCTGTAGCTTGTTTATCTCCGTCACGTTTCATAGCTCCAACAGCAACCCAAGGGTTCTGCATAGGATCTATATCTCCGTCCTTTACGGCATCCTTGTAGTTTTTTTGTGACGCTGCTTGCAGTGCATCACCTTCTGCCAAAGCTTTTTCAATGTTTTGTTTGTTTGCTACCTGCTGCGCACTAGAGATACTTTGAGATAAACCAGCAAAACCTCTTAAAAAAGCTTGTGCTCCAAGGTCTTGCGGTGCTTGCCCACTAAGGCCACCAACCTGCTGTTGTA